AACTTGGTCAAGGTCAGGTACTAAGCGTGGTGGCAAGAAACCAAGTGTCAGCGTGGCGTATTCAGGGTACGTATCAACGCGCACAATCTGTAGCAGCAAACTGTCTACGAAAGTGCCGAACCCTTGCAAGCCAACCATTAGGCCAGGTTTTAGCAGTGTCAGGTCGTATTCGGGGTACATAACAGTAATGGTGGTTTGGTTTTGTTCGGTGTCGTTACCCAGTACATCAGCTTCGGCCACCGTGTAAGCCGTTGCCTGGTCGACCACGTTGCTGTCGCTAGGTCGGTCAAGTCGCGGGCCGTACTGCGCAATGCTAGTCGGGTTGCTGTAGTTAACATAAATGCTGTCGGTATCCCCGCTTGGAACGCCCCCGGTAAAGTAGGCGTTATTGATTAAGTTTTCAATGGTGGCAATAATAGTTACCTGGGTTAAGTCGTGGTCTTTAGTAAACGTAATGTCTGCAACAGTGTTGGCTTCTTTGAAGTACAGCGTGTCAGTGCCAAGGTCAACATAGAAATACCAAGCGCTTGGTGACAGTTGCAGCACTGTTTGTATACCTTCGTAAATACTATTGGTATTGAATTCACAGCTAAGGCTTAGGGTAGTCGGGGTAATTGTGCTGCTGTCATAAGTAATTAGGCCGCCACGGGCAATGTAGTCATTCATTATAGGTTCAAGAATGCCGGCTACCGGTTCAACAGTCGTAAAGGTTGCGGTCGTACTTCCGGTACCACTAAAGGTTTCGAAGTATAGGTCACCGGTAATTGGGTAGTAGCCACCGCCACCGCCCCCACCGTAGCTTTGGTAGTAGGCTGTGCCGTAAGAATAGACCGCTGTATTTTGGTAAGCAATTTGTATGCTGTCGCCAGGGTCAACTGTGACAGTGAAAAAGTACTCCGTGCCTGACACGGTAATAAGTTCGGTAGGCAACGCAAACTGTACAACCGCTTCGCTAGGACAACTCACATACTGGGTTATTGAGCCTAGCAGTGTTTGCTGTCCAGGGTTGTTATAAATATTGATGGTCACATTTGCGTAACCCAAAAAAGCCAGGTTAAGGGCGCCCAGGTTGGTAGTCCCAGCCTGCCATGTCTGACCAAACGCCTGAAAAGCTGCACCTTTACTATCGGCGTCAATAGTTCCAAACACATTTGAAGCCCCTTGTGCGACGTCAGACGTAAAGGTATATGGATAGCCCCGTAACATGAAGTTGTCTAGGTCTTGGCCGTTGCTATAGACCAGCATACTTATACTTTCGGCACCGCTGTCGCTGGTTGTAGCACCTCCAGAACCGTCACCATTACCGCCATAACTTGCTTCCCAACGTTCTAATTCACCCTGAAAAACAACTTTGCCATTCGGGTGCCAGTAACCTACGTCATAGACAACTATTTGGTTACCGTTCTGAATTAAGGCTTGCGGCCCGGTTCCTAGTGACACCATGGGGACTTGCCCCTCGTCGGTAAGCTGGTTTAAGTTTTCGTCAGTGAGTAAGTTGCCGCTTTCGTCAGTCAGGTCATTACCAGGTAAATATGGTGTGTCGGGTGAAACAGCACAGGTAATAGCTAAAGTGGTACCTGCCGTGTTAACATCTTGGCTCGTTTGGTATGGTGTAGTTACTTTTGGTAGACTGCCAATGAATTGACCCGCGGAGTTAAATACCTGGTAAATATAACGGTGCGGGACGTAAGCGGGGCCAGTATGCCACCATACCGTTATTTCAACACCATTCAAATTAACATTAGCGTCCGAAGGGTCATGCGTAGCACTAAAAGAAAAGTAGACGCCAAAGCCAGAACTGTTTATGTCGCTAGGTGACCAGCTTCCACCCCACAAGCTAGTCGAGTCACCAACTGTATAAGTTGCTACCGAACCGCCGGCGCCCCCGGCCATGCCAGTGCCTTTAGTTAAGTTAATGAAGGGGCCAGCAAGGTTGTTACCGTAAACATTATATTGCACCTGTATGCCGTCAATTACCGCGGTAGAAGGTATGCTAAAACCAAAGTTACTAACTAGTAGTTCGTTAGTAGGGCTGCCGTCAAAGACATCTATAAAATAGCTAGCCGAAGCGTAGTTAGAAGAACCCGGTGCTTGGTAGGCGTAGCTAGGGTTTGTCCATGCTACTGGGCCGCCTTCGTCTACGGCCGAAGTTCCTAAGTATGGGCCTTCCGGTGACATTAAGCGTACCCTTCATAGTAGACACTACTAATAGTCACCGTGCGACTAGAAAAGCTGTCATTGTAATATAGCGTTTGTGCGCCGGGTGGGAATTCAGGAAAGGCGCCACTGAAGTTAACGTTGGCACCGTTTACCGTAACCGTCTTGCCGCCACAATCAATTACCAATACGTCACCGTCTGACCAGCTGCGGTTAACCGTAACGGCTTGGCCATTATTACTGTTACCAAATTGAACGTAGGCACTGCTACTTGGCAGCACACTGACGTCGTCTAAGTACCACGTGCCGGACGCCGGACTTGTTGAAGTAAAGTCAAGTTCCTGGGTTGTGCTAGTAGCTGTGAAGCTCAGGAAAACTTGCTGCCAGCTAGTTGTTAGCGTGGCATTTGTAGTCACGGCAGCGGCACCCATAGTTACTAGTTCACCACCAGCATTGCCGCGAAGCCATGCTGTCACGTCATAGACTTGGCCCACAGTCAAACCGCTAACTTCCTGCAGTTCCCAGCCATAGTTGCCACCAGTTGCAGTGGAAGCGTTAATCATTTTCATGTCATAGGTGCCGCTGTGTGGCGACGTGGTAACGACTGAAGCCGTGCCGACACCGCCGCTAGACCATGGCGTTAGTGCGTCAGTTTCAAAGCCGGGGTTGGTAACTAAGTTAGTGCCACCAGTACTGGAACTGCCCAAGGTAATTGTTGTTATAGGCAACTGGTAAGGCGCAGTGCCTAAGAAAGTATAATTTGCGGTTAGTGGTAATGACGTTTGGTTAGAAGCTGACCAAGCACTTGTCGTGCCGGGCGCGTAGCCAAACGGGTTGTCACAAGTAAATTCAACTGCGAACTTGGCATACGTCAAACCGCCGGGCCGCTGAATAGTAGTTTTGGTAACGGTTCCGGTGTAGTTACGGGTTGTGCCGTTCCAGCCAATAACTAGCGGCAAGTCGTTGCCAATTAGGTAACCTTTGAATGTATCTATAAGAGCGTCTAGGCCGGTAAAGCTGCCGCCGTTCAATGTGCCGGAAATAGTAATAATGCGATTCGGGTAAGCAATGAAGGGAATTTTACTAAAGTTGGCGTGGGCTAGTGGGTACTGCTTGGCGTCTATAGTCGGCAAGCTCATGTGGTCAATATTGTCAGTCAGAATACTGCTGGTCTGCAGGGAATTGCCGTTATAAGTAATGGTGGTTCCTGGGTTCATAATTACACTCCCCTACTAGCTGTTAAGCCTTTGCCAACGGCAAGGTTGTCCAAGTCCATTTGGGTAATCCAGGCACTGACGGCTGCGGCTGTCGACAGAACCACTTGGCCAATAGTAACGCTGTGGCTGTTGTTTGTCGTACTGCTGCTGCCCATAACGCTGCCTAGTGCTGCATTGGTCTGGGTGTTCGGAAGCACACTGCTGCCAGTAGGTAACATAACAAGTTCTGGCCCGTTTTCGCCGACCATAGCCATACCGCCGCCGAAGTTTGTAACACCGCCGGCAAAGCCCGGAATGTGTAAGTCATGGCCAATGTCTTTAACTAGGTTAACGCCAGTACTGCCCACCGCCTTGGCAATGTCGTCCGGCAAACCAATAAACAAATTGGCAATGTCTTTAATAGCTTGTGACGCCCAGCTTTTCAGCTGGTTACCTAGCGTGTCCAAGGCGTGGTCTAAGTTGCCACTGCCGGTTATAACGTCGTCAATAACATGCCAGAAGTCGTCAAACACTTCGTAGGTATCAACGACCGTAGCTTTTATGTCCCTGAAGGCGCCAACCCCAATTTCAATGGCGCTGCGCAATACGTTAAATGCTATTTCTGTCGTTTGAATAGTTACTATAAGTGGCATAAAGCCGGCTTTGACCATGTCTATTAAAGCTTCCTGGGCCTGTTTGTTGCTGCTAATGAAGTTGACTATTGGCCCAATTGTATTGGCAAAGTCTTTCATGGCTTCGGTTAAGTAGGGAAGTAGCGCCGTACCAATTTTAATAGCCAGGGTTTCAACAACTTGTTCGGCGCGGGCTAGTTGTGTATTAAAGTTACCCTGAACCTGTGACCACTCCTGAATGTTGCTGCCGCCCTGCTTGGCACTAGCGGAAATAGCTTTTACGTTATTGTCGAAAGTTGCAGTATGGCCACCGGTCAATAGCAATGCTGCAGAAAGGGCGTCACTTTGTCCGGTCATGGCTTGCAGTTCAGCACGGAAAGTCGGGCTGTCATTAACGGCACTTGTCAGGGCATTATTAAAACTAGTTGTTTGGTTGTAGGTCGCTTCAAATTGTTTACCTAAGTTAGTTAGGCCTTCCGGCAAAGCCTGTACTTGTGTACGGTAGTCAGCAAAACTAATACTTCCGTTGACTAATTCCGTGGCCAAGCTTTGCAGTTGTGGCGGCATAGCTTTAAGTTCGGTATTCATGTCAGCTGTAGCTACGGTTGAGTTCTTCATGGCGCTTTGAATAACTAGACCGTCTGGCCCCATGTGTTCTTCAATGGCGTTAAACATTTCGCTTAAGGTGCCGGTCAAACCTTCCTTACCAATGTTCTTGGAAACGTCCTGCGCGTTTAAGCCCATTGCTTGGAAAGCTGCAATTTGCTGGGTTGTCATTTTGGTTAGTGTGGCAATAAGTGCGTTGACGTCTTGGGCGGCATTCTGGGCGTCTTTACCGCCAGCCGTTAAGGTAACGACCGCACCTGTGACTTGGCCTATGGAAATACCGGCCGCGTTAGCTGAAGGTAGCACCGTGGAAAGCGCGCTAGACAAGTCTTGCAAAGTTGTCTTACCACGACTAACAGCAGTAACCAATTCGTTAGTAATATTGGTAGCTTTGTCAGCCGGAACATTGTAGTCGACCATGGCCGTTGTTACGGCGTTAGCAACTGTTGCCAGGCTAGCATTTTCAGCTTTGGCAGCTTCAGCAGAAGCGGTCAAAATGTCTAGGCCATCTGCAGCCGTATAGCCGGCTGACGAAATGTAGTACAAGCCGCTGGTTAACTGCTTGGTGCTTTCGCCGGTTTCAGTAGCAATGTTCTCAATGCCAGTTTCCAAAGTTTTAAGTGGCGCGGTTTCACCGGCTGTCGTGTATAGCTGGGTTATAGACTGTTGGAAGTCAGCCGCGCTTTTAACAATAATTGCAGTCGCACCGGCAATTGCTGCACCGGCTAAAACATACGGGTTGGTTATGGCGCCGGCAAGTCCGGCTGTACCTAGCGCACCTTTGGCAACGTCAGTGCCGGCAGCACTAACATCTTGTGCGGCACCAGCTTCGCCGGCCGCCACGCCAACTTCGCGGTAACTGGCAATCATAGCGTCATTGGAAGCAATAACTACGTCGGCTGTACCTTGGGTGGCGTCACCCAAAATAGTTATGCCGCCAACTGCATCAGTTGTGGCGCCGGCAATAGTTGCCAGGTTTGCTTCAAGGTCAGCGCTGCTAGCACCTAGGCTAACAAAGCTGGCGTCCATTTCGTCTAGCGCACCAGTGACAGCACCAGCTGTAGCTTCCGCTGTGCCACTTAAGGTATCTAATGAAGCCTGGGTACTGTCTAGCGCAGCGTTGGTTTCGTCAACACCGGCTGTGTCACTTACGGTGCTTATTAAGACGCCTACATTGCTGGTTGGTGAAAGTGTTGGGCTCATGGTGTTTATGTTTAATCCTTAAGCTTATTCTATCTTTTTTTGTGCCCTAGGAGTACCCCATTCTTCTTCAAGGTAAAGCATTTCCCGGTCGTTGTTAAAAGCATTCAGGGGCATTGTCATAGCTTCCTGGTAGCTGACACCCATAGCGCGCCGGTAAAACAAAATAGCGTATTCAATTGGTGCCGGCGGCAGGTCACCTTCTTGTGGTTCCTCACCACGCCTGACTGCTTCCAGGCGCGAACGCCTAGCTTCTAGGTGGGCTATTAGCTGCTTTTTTTTTCCGGTGTAAGGGGTGGCTCACCCTGTTCAGTTTTCAGGGTAAGCAAGTAACGTTGGTCAACTGGGTTCATACGGGCGACCGTGTCAAACGTAATGTCGGCTACTTGGTCAGTACCGTACTCGCAAATGTTCCAGTCCTTAATACGTGACAACAAAGCTTTTAGACCACGCACAACCCGGTTGGGGTCAAGGTCACTAAACGCTTCCAAGTCACCAACCATGTTAGGGCCAATGTCCAACATAACCCAACCCTGGTTTTCTTTTGGTACTTCTTTGCCTTCGTCGTCGACAGACGTGCTGGGCAAATAGAACTTCTTAATGTTCTGGTTGGTTGGTGGTGTGAATAGCTGTGGCATTATGCAATTGGGTTAATGGCATTAGTTACTGAAAGTAGGAAACCGGCGCTGCTAGAACTGCTATAGTTCGGGTGCATTTTAATGGTTTCGTAGTTGACGCTTTTAGCTTTTAGCTGTGGCAATGGGTTGTCAGGTACAGCTTGTGGAATTTCAATTTGGAACTGGTACTGGTTAGTTGCACCGGCATAATGGGTAATAATTATGGCCGTGTTTGTCAGCAACTTATATAGCTGAATGTCGTTAGTCAGGTCAAAGAATTTCTTAACTGTACAGGACATATTGCCAGTAGTTCGAATTAAGCTAGCTGGGTCGGGCGAACCAAACCTTTGACTTCCGCTGTCTTTTTCAAAGTTGTTCATTAGTTCCCAGGTGCTTTCAAGTTCAACCTTTGTAACTGCGGCACTGGCTGCAGCAGTAAGGTTTGTACCGAACTGCCAAGTAGTATTGCTGGCCAGGAACGTGCTAAGTAGGTTGAAGCTAGGTGTAGCTGGTCGAAGGTACATGTAGTCACCGCTGACAAAGCCGGTAACGTTGGTAACCGTAGTAATTTGGGTCGCATTAACAATGGTTGCAATGGTTGCGTCAGTGTAGCTGCTGCCGCCCTGGTGGTAGAAGCGAATTAGATCGCCGACAACTAAGCCAGCTGTTGGTGTAGAAGTGTAGGCTGTTTCAAAAGTAACGGTGTATGGGTTGCTGCCAGTTGGTGTGGCTGAAAGCTGGGCGCCAATAAAGCTACCTAGTGCGCTGGCGCCGACTTTAACTTGCATTTCGTTCTTGTTCCAGCTGGGCTTCATATTGTCGAACATAACACCGAAGAAACGCTTAACGAAGTTGCCGGTTGAAATGTCCATAGTGTAGCTTTTGGTCGCTACCGTGGTAGCTGTTGGCCCGGCTAGTGTGAATGGCCAAGTAGTAGAACCGGTTGTGAAAGCTGAAAAAGTAATGGTGCTGTCGCCAGTACCGCTAGCCTTGGTCAAAGTACCAGAAGCTGACGGTGCGCTAGGGCCAGTAACTATTAGGGTGGTGGCGCTAGCAATAGTAGCGGTGACGGTAAACGTAAAGCCGTTGTTAGTATAGGTTGCGCCGACAGTAGCGTTAGCGCTGGTACAGGTTATGGTGTAGGTAGTGACAGCTGTGCCGCGACTAAATAAACCGTCAAGGAAATAAGTAAGCGTGTTGGGTTCAGCAACAACGGTTACGTCACCCTTGTGGGTACGAAAACCTGGTAGTGTCTGAAAAGTCTCAAATGGTTGGCCGAAAATAGGGGTCTGGTCTTGAAGACTATAATCGGTCGTCATAGTTTCGTCTTGTAATAATGTCCAGTCGTCGGGTGTAACGGCTGTACCAATAGTAGTTTCGGGTGCTAAACCTAGATAGCCAAGGTTACCAACCCTTTCAAGGCCTTGTAATGCCATTATGCGTTCTCCTTAGTTTCTGTTTTTATAGCTTGATTGTCAGCTGGTGGTGTAGCAGCTGGTTTGTCAGCATTAACAGGTGGCGTAGCAGGTGCCACAGGCTTGTCAGCAGATGTAGACTGTTCAGTATTAGGTGGTGTAGGTTGTTCATTTTCTACTGGTTCGAAGTTGGGGTTTTCAAGAAGTGTTGGGTTAGTCGTTACTAAAACACCCTTGTTGTCACTGGTACCGTAACCCGGAACAAAAAGGCTTCGGCCTCTCTTTTCCTTATAGGTGTAAGTTTTGTTTTCAGCCATGTTGCTATTATCCTCTCATTTATGCTTATGTTTTGTCAATAACTAACCAATGTTTAGCGGCCGCTGAACAAACACGCGGCGCCACAGCTGCATATTAACGTCAGCAACGCACAAGGTTGGTTCGCCCGGCTTGGGTATAATGTCATATTTGGTAGTAACGTCAGAATTTATAATCCACGTTCCCATAGTCAAGAAGGTACGCAGTACATAGTAAACGGTGCCTTGTTTGAATTCGTTGGTATTAACAGGGTCTTGACCTTCAATAATGTTCTGCAGGTGACGCATAGTTGTGGTTCGAATATTGGCACTTCCGACGTCGTCGGCAATGTTTAGTATGAACGTCAGCTGGTAAGTTTCGTGTACTTCGTCGGTTTGGGTTGGCCCAATGACGGCCTGCCCAGTCATTTTCTGTACTATGCAAACCGGGAAGTCCGGGGCCGGTGGTGGCGTCAAAGGCGTGGCTTCAAAGTAAGTATTGAATTTGTAGGCTAGGTTAGTCTGCAGCAGTTCAATTAAATGTGTCGTAGTGTCAGGTGCATATTGGCTCTGTTGGTCGTCCATTTAAGCCCCCATTGTGCTGTCAATTTTAGCCCGCACGTCGGCTTCAATTACTTGTGTTACTAAACTTTCGACAGCCGCATTAACGCCAAGCATAGGACGGGCGGGTAAGTTCTTGCCGCGGCCAACACCAGGAACGACGCCGTCGCCTTTTTCACCGGTGCCTAGCTGGTTGTATGCAAAGTACTTAACGTGGTTGGAAATAAACAAACTGACAGGGGTAATGTCATTATAAAAACCTTCCTGCATGGCACCGCTGCGCTGCAGTATTCCGCGACCTGGCCACTTTCGTATTTTTTCTTTTACGGTTGTGTCTTTTAATGCGCGCCAGCTACTGCCTAATGCTTCACCGGAACTGACAAAAACCGTTTCAGAATAATAACGAAGCAGGGCTGTACCCAGCGAAGTTAGGGCACCCGTAAAGTCGTGCAGACTGTCACCCAAAGCACCAAGTCGTGTTTGGGCGTCGTCTAAACCGGTGACTGTGACAGTTATTTGCATTAGTATTCCTCGTGTATTTTGAACTGTGGGCCGTAGTCACCACCTTCAGAAAGGGGTGTAGTGCTGGTTGTCTCGTCTGGCCAGCCGCCAACACCGTGGCCTTCTTCAACAGTTAGTTCAATAAAGTTAGCGTCTTCAAGTACGACAGTTCGGGTAACTAGGTCGTCCAAACTGGTGTGTTCACCGCCGCCATTACGTGCTTTGTTGGCCATATCACCACCATCTTTAGCCATTGCCGGGTTAACGCTTTGGTACATTTCGTGCTTCAGTTCACCGGCCGCAATGTTCTTAACAATTTGTACTACTATAGGGTTAGTAGGAACCGGCAACGGGAAGTCATAAACCGGCAACAGTGCGCCGTTTAACTCTTTTTCGGCACTGTCGCGAAACTCAGCAATTATGTCATTTGTGACGTTGGGCGAAGTAGTGAAGCCGGCCGCACGTCTAATTTGGTCAACACTAACATAGTGGACTACGCCACTTTGGACAGCCACGCTGTCGCTTAATTGTGTAGTTGCACCTGAACTGGGGTTGTAATAAAGGAACTTATACCATTCACCGGGTACGTTAGCGGTGTCGTTGTATAGTGTAGTAACTTGGCTACCGTCTATAGCCACTGTTGCTAGCAAGCTAAAGTTAGCGTCAGGTGGTTGTACGCCGTTGGCATAAATGTCTTCGGCACTATAAATTTGAATTTGGCTACCGAACAGCATGTAGACTGGGTCATTTTCATTGTGTGGTTGCAAAGTGACACCAGTTAAAGGTAGGGAACTGGCCGCAGATGGTGAAGCTGCAGTTACTAATTCTGTGCTATTGCCGCCAGGTTGACCAACAAGTACCGGGCCTGCGCCAAAGTCCACAGTATTTTGAATGGGTAAACTACTTGCGCCAGCCGCAATGTCGACCGTCAAAGGCGACTGCTTTACTACGTTTAGCGACCCAAAGTTTTTGATTTTTAGCGTTTGTGACATGGTTACTCCTTATATTATCATAGTGCTTTAGCTTACCGTAGGTACAATAGCCCGTCGTTTTCGTCTAAGAAAATTGGCTGACTTGGTGCTTGACCAATAATGCGTGACGTGGTTGTTTGCATAGCTCCCAACATTCGTTGAATAGCACTGGTGGTAGACTGCAGCGCAGTCACATTATTTTGAATACGGCTTAGGGTTCCGTTCGTCTGGGTAGCGCCCCCAGTTATTCTTGACTTAGTTGGCTGGGTGGCAGTTAAACCAATGTCACTAATACGTGACTTGGTGGTCGTCGTTCGGGTATTGTTAATCTGAATTCGTGACTTGGTGGGTTGGGCAGTAGTGTAGCTATTTTGAATTCTACTTTTAGTGCCACTAGTTTGGGTTAAGTTTGGGTTCTGAATTCGTGACTTCGTTGGTTGCGTCGCTGTTTTGCTGCTTGTGACCCTGGACTTGGTAAGTTGGGTAGCGGTTTCGCTATTTTGTATACGTGACTTGGTGGGTTGTGTGGCACTTTCACCAGCGTTAGTTATTCGGCTTTTAGTAACCTGGGTGTGTGTATAGCTATTTTGAATACGGCTTAGGGTTGTCTGCGTGGCAGTATTATTTTGGGTTTCGGGAATTAGTATTGTTAGCGTTTCACCGTACATTAGTACAACTCCAATTCATTGGTTTCGTTGTCTAGGTAAAGCGGCGTAGTTTGGGTTTGCTGCGCATTGCCCTGGGCCATATAAGCACCGCCCATATACGAACCGGCAAGTACACCGTTTTCTGGTTCTTCGACCGTAAAGAATAGTAGTATTCGTGAAGTGGTGCCTTGAATGGCTATCAACCCGGCATTTTGAATTCGCGACCGGGTAGTGCCTTGCGGCTGCGTGTGGTTGTCGGTTACATAACTTTTGGTGGTCTGGGTGGTTGAAGCAAAGTTTTGTATGGCAGACTGAACAGGCTGCGTCGCAGTGACGTTATGTATCCCAGGGATAACGATTGTAAGTGTTTCGCCATACATTTCATTTTTGCTTTACTCTAAACGTATTGCAGTACCTTCCAGGGGAAGTTACGACCTGTTCCGTATGTTTGTTTAATGGTGAACGAAAGCGAAGTTGCCCCAGTCAAGTCGTTACCAATAGGCACGCTGACTTTAATAAGGTCATCTGTCAATTGCGCGCCATAAAATTGCTGGAAAAAGGCTACACGTTTTGTGCCGCCACTTAAAACGGTTTGGTAAGCGCGAAGCTCCAAAACGTCGCCGGCTGCCATGTTTACTGTGTCGACATGAAAGCTGTAAACGCCCGTGGCGCTGACGTCGCAAACGTCGCTTTCTGTACCTATGACGGCCGACAATGTACCGTCGTTATATGCTGAAACTGCCATTATATTACACTCCTTGTTGTTAATCCGACTATTGGAATATAGTCGCTTGTTGCTGTTGCTAAAGTCGCTGACGCTGGCAGTGGGTACGCCGTTGCCATTTGTGCTAGACCGGTCATTTTATCGTATGAAAGTGTACCGGTCGAACCTCTGTAAAGCGTTGCGGACGTGCTACTTTCGGCCACCGCAAAGTAATATGTGCCTGGCGATAGCTCTAGCCCGGTTACAGAAAATGACTGAATTGCCGAAGTGCCACTTTGCGCTGTGCCGCCGTTTGACCAAAGTTTCGTTCCGCCTAAACTGTATATTCCGACGTCTATATTGCCGGCTGCAGTCGCACCGTTAATTACGAACATTGAAAGCGGCTTAATATTCGTAAAGACTGCGAAGGGTAGAAATATTGCACGGTTAGCACTTGGAAACACTAGCGAGCTAATACCGCTACCAAACTGCTCGTTGTCTATGTCTTCTAGGAAGTTACCTAAACATTCGGCTGACAGGGTGTGAATGGTTACTAATGGTTGAAGTTGGTTACGTGGCCACATTATATAAAGCTCCTATTCGTTGCCCCAATAAGGGGTATTAAAGTATTCGCAACACTGGCAAAGGTTACGGTCGAAGGTAGAGCAAAAGCTGAAGCCATTTGTGCCATACCCATAACTTGTAAGAATGGTGCAATGGTTGGCGACTGTGCAAACACAGTTGAAGTCGTATTGTCAAAAGCAAGTGCTAGGTAATACAAGCCGCTGTCAAGTTCTACTTGGGTGACGCTAAAACTTTGAATTGCCGAAGTGCCACTTTGCGCTGTGCTACCAGCAGAAGTTAGTTTTATGCCGTCCTGGGTGTAAATACCCATGTCGACGTTGCCGCTAACAACAGTGCCGTTCATAAGGAACAGTGTGTTGTACTGCGTTTTCTTGGTAATTCGAAATGGCACGAATATAGCTAGGCTCCCTGTTGGCCACGCTGTGCTTGCCAAACCACCGGCTTTAGTTATTATTGAACCCAAACTAGCTTGGCTAAAAGTATTTAAGTGTACTAGGGGGTCGGGGAATAAACTGCGTGTTGGATAATCGCTCATGTCCATAATCCTTTCATTGTATTAACTACTGTTCTAGCTGTTGGCGGTGCTTGGAACGGATTAAATGGGCAGTACGTCCACCAACCCCAGTATTGTTCGTTCCCAAATTGGTCATTCGGCATATAGAAGTTGTCACTATTAGCGACGTTGCCAGAAGTACCCTGTGTCACACCGTCGTTGCTGCCGGTCGTTCCACCACCGCCGCCGGTTTTCCACCATTCGTCAAAGGCTTCAAAGTAAATTAGGCCGGCACAACGTGTTGGGTCAAAGGTCTCCCAAAGACTACCACAGGCACTGGCTTGGGTTGCAAGGTCTAGCGCACTGGTTGTCTGATCCCAAGCGTCGACGCCAGTTTCAGTAATAATAAGTGGCTTGTTGTTGGTTGGGTTCCAGCTAGCAAAATAGTTTGGTGTACCTTCTATTGGGTCATTCCAGCCGCTACCAAGGTAGCTATTGGCACCGTGAAAGTCGAAGTTATTTAACGTGCCGGCGTCTTCAACGGCAACAATACTGGCCATGTTCGGTATGTTTATGCCGGAACTAATGCCGACAATGTGGTTAGTGTCGCGTGACTTTATTGCGCCGGCCACACTATTAGCATAAGTCCACCACTTAGCAAGTGTCATACCGTAAGACGCAATGTTACCACTGTCGTTTGTTTCGTTACCGAATAAGTAGCCCATTACTGCCGGGTGGTCGCCAAGCAAATCTACTACAGTAAGCATAGCTGTAGCTTGTTCGTTCTGGTACCATTCCGTTAATTGACTAGTGTTGTACGAAGAATAGAAATTGACATATATATCAATCATTGCATAAATACCATTGGCATAAAAGATATCCAGGGCTTTACGCCACTGCGCTATGTTGGCTTGACCCATAACCCCCTGGGTCGCATTGCCAGGCGAGTAAGTGAAGTAACAGCGAATAGTATTGCCCCCCATGTTGTTTTTACCGAACTGTTCAGCGAACCATTGTACCTGTGAAAGGTTAGACATTGAGTCGTAAGTCAGGCCGGTGCTAGGGTTATAGCCTGGCGGTGTTGGCCCATAGTTTATGCCTTTTATGGTGAAGTCTTCCCAGGTTGTCGTGTTTGGTGCTAGGTACTGCAGTGAAAAGCTATCAGTGCCAAAAGTACCGTTGAAGCGCCACTGCGTAGGTGTTAAGCCGCCTATAACGTTCGAACCTTGGTTTAGGGCGGCAGTGTTGCCAGTGACTGCATTTTCTATGTCAAACAAGTTCTTGGCAGTTACACCAGCTGCAATTTGGTCGCCAACGGTTATGGTACGAACGTTGCTGTTTTCCTGGGTGCGTTCTATTGTCCAGGTGTCGTTAGCTGTACCGGCGCCAATAGACACGCCAGTAACCCTAACTATTTCACAGTTATAAACACTGCTTTGTTGGTTTCTAGGCCACACCCAAGCATTGAATGGCGGTGTAGGGAATAGTTGCGACGTGCCGTTAGGAACTTCCCAGCTAGTGCCGGTCGTAGCCGGGCTCGGTGCCAATGCTATGGACGTATAACAAAGGTTAGCGTGGTCGTCAAACATTATATGCACTCCATAACGTACTGCTGCTTCTGGCCGTTGTCGTCAGTGTATTCGTAGCCAAAGCCAAAAGTACGTTTATGAGTAACTAGGGCGCCTATTTCGTTCGTTCCTGAATTATAGGCATGTGTTCGTTCGTTCTTAATGTAATAAATTGGTTTGGCATTAGCTGGTACTTCTGCCCAGTTGACGTCGTAGCGGGCAAACGTGCCGTCTGCATTAGCTTCTTGGCATACTAAAGAAAACGTCAACATTTTGCCGTGTTCGTTACTTTCCAAGTGTGCTTTTATGTCGTGAAAGGCATTGCGGCTAGCGTCTTTAATACTTACGTCGTCTTGACCGCTGACGTACTTGTGACCGTCTTCGTAAGTTGCTTCTAAACTGTATTTTAGTTGAGACATTGGATTGCCTTTCTGCGCATTGTATTGCGCCCCTAACGGTTAATTACCTAGTTCTCCGTCCAGTAGTAGGTAATAGTTTCCTGGGTGGTGTCGCCAGGCGCACATGAACTTAAAGTTTGTGCTTGCAGTCGAAGTGCATTGACATAAATAGTGCCGCCGGTCGTGTATGTCGAAGTTCCGGTACCAAAAGGCGTAGTGCTGTTATTGAAGTTAGCAGAAATGCCGGAAGTACTCATAGCGCTGTCACCACTTGCAGTGGTAGCAGGTGTAGTAAAGCTAGTTACTACTGAACCAACAATGCTGTAGCCGCTTTCTGGGTTGTTGGCTGAAATTTTATAACCTGCTGCGCTCAAACTGTCGTAAGTCCCGGTGTGAACAGCAGCTTGGTATTTGGTCATGCTATTATTGCCAGCAACGATAGGGCTCGAGCCGTAAGCCGTTGTGCTGTCATCAATGGCCTTTAGGTTCATTTCGCTACGGGAAGCTGTAGCTGTAGCCCCAGCACCATTATATTCGGTGAATGTTACTGAACTAGCCATTGTTTTGTGCCTCCTGCTCTACTGGTACTTTATGGAAGCCAACACTGTTACCTTCTTCGTCTTTTTCAACTACTACCTGTTCGAAGTGTTCAATAACGTTGCGTACCTGCTCTTGTGGGTGGTCGCGCTTTTCAACAGTGCCGTCTTTAACGCCGCCAGTCGGGTCAAATTTTTGGGCTGCTGCCGGCTGAACATTGGTAGCCGTTATGTTTGGTGGTGTTGTTTCTTGGTTTTCCATATTGTTTTAACCTTCGTCTATAAGTAGCACGATTTTAGTTACTGAAGCGGTCGTGGTTTGGTTAGCACTAAACGTTATAGAAACCTGGTAATAGCCACTAAGTGGTACTGCCTGGTTGGTATTAGCTGTAGCGTTCGGTGTTAACAAAACCGGGTAAACCGTATTTACTGCCAAGCTTCCTTTTGTCCAAACGGTATTGCCGTCTTGGTCAATAAGGTTGACGGTCATAGTAGCACTGCCGTCTACCGCTGCAGGGGTCGTTATAGTGACACCCTGCAGTAAGCCGTTTAACGGCAAACCTGTAGGCGCTTCAGGGTTAGTAAAACTAACAGCGGGCGTTGCAAAGGTTTCTGTAGCACCTGGTACGACCGTAATATGTGTTGTTTGCCTAACTATTCTGAAACGCATACTGGTTAAACTCCGTCAACGTCTGAAGCTGTTGGGCCTTCTTTTTGAGTTGCTGTTGGTGCTGCGGCGTGAACCACAGGCTTGGCAAGCTCGTTAGCTTGGTCTTGTACTACTTGTTTCTGTTCCGAAGTAGCTGCTTGCTGGCGCTCTTTAAGTTGCGCTTTGCGGGCTTCGTCAGCGGCAAGATTTGGCTTTTGACCGCTTCCTGCAGGTGCGGTAACGGGCAACGGTTCCTGGGCACCATTTACTAGTGTCAGGGTATGTGTTGGCGTTGTTGAAGTTTCCTTGGCCAAGCCGCGACTAATTAAGTTCTGGGCAATACTTTCGGTTAAACCGGGCGCAGTGCTGTCCAATCCGTTTTGCGAACTGTCAACGACCATTCCCTTTTTAATGTTTATGCCCATGTGGACTACGTGATCGAGCATTTCTAAGTTTGGCATATTATTCCCTTTCTACTACTTTAATTTACTAACTGGTTCCAAATGAAGTTGCTAATGTACCTGAGCCGAAATTCAGGGCTTCTACTTGCCACAACCCGCTTGGAGTGGCGCTACTAGCTACACAGACCAAGCTTATCCGTGTACCAATTAGGCCACCGGTAGTCGTACCATTCATATTAAACGAAAGGTGCGACGTTCCGTTACCTTGGAACAGCTCAGAGTCACCAAGAGCGGTTGCTATCAACCCGGCAATTTCAATACCTTGCATGAACGTAGTGCCAGCGTCGGTAATTATCTTATAGCTGTTGGAAGTCACAGCCGCAGTGACTAGGAAAGTGTATTTTGCGCCTACTACAGGTGCCGGCAGCGTAACTGTCGTACCTGCTGCCCGGTTCAACAGAAAAGTTGTACCGGACTGGGCAGCGGTTGGTGCGTAGGTAGAAACATTACCAATGGCAGTTATGGTCGTGTCAGTTCCTACTGAAGAACCAGCATTTGAAATACCGCCGGGGCCAATAGTTAGACCATAGAAGTAGCCAACGTTGGCGCTATTGTTCTGCATTCCCGGTACGCCTATGGCGCCAAGGAACTTTTGAAGTACTGACATTTAAGTTCCTTTCTACGCTACAGCGTTTTGTATCATGTAAATGACTTCTGGCCCTACTAGGAACTGGTCGTAGTAGTCGTTAACGCGGAAGTAAGTTGTTTTCCTGTCCATTACAGGCCAGCTATCGACGTAGCGACCATTCTTAAGTACCAAGGTGTGCATGAAGTTAACATCGCGCAACTTAGGGTTTGGTGTGTGGTGAATTAGCCACAAATGCTTACCGACAATGTAGGTGTTGGAAGCCGCTAGGCCTTCAGAAGCGCTGTCGTAAGCAGCCCTAGCAACAACAGTGTTTTGAATACCGCTGTCAGAAAATAGGCTAGTAAACAGTTCCGTAGTCAAAGTTCCAAGCTGACTAAACTTAACACGGTCAAGTAGGTCAGGGTGGTTCTTAAGCTGCGACCAAACATAGTAACCCATGAAAATGCAGTTAGGGCTTCTTAGTCCGTTAATCTGCATAGTATTAACACCAGCTTCAATGTCTAGGAACGGTGAACCAGCACCAGTCGTAGCATTCCACTGTGTTGAAGGGTTAGCGTATTGAGTAACGTTAGTTGTAGAACTAACGTAAGCAGCCAATTCAATTTCACGCTCTAGTTGCAGCTGATCCATAAGGTAAGTTACGGTGTCCTGCTCAGGGTCTAGTGGGTCTTGGTACATGTCGTAGATGTCTTTGGTTATTCCATCTTTCAAAGCATGCTCGTTCAGTTCGCCGTAGCTATTCCACTGAACTTGCAAGTTAGCACGTGGGGTTTTAGCTTCCCCAGTCCTACGGCTGTTAACCGGTGCTTTTAGGTTTGACTTTGGGTAGTAAGCGTACTTACCAGTTTTCTTTTCGACGAGCAACACAGGTGCAACAATGTCCTGGATAAATCCAGTTGGGTCGTTGCGGTATTGCTGGCTGAAGCTTGTCAGCGGCGCGTCTATGTAAATTTGGCCATCCATGATTTATATCTCCATTTGCCTTTCTTTGTTTCCTAGTACAGGAAGTTTAATGTTTGTATTGTGAACACTTGGCCGCTTGCAGCAGCTTCAGTCGCACGACCAATAATTTGAACGACAGGTTGGCTGCCAGCAGTTGTCTGTGTGGCTGCAATGGCCTGGCCGCTGCTGTTAATGGTTACTAATGCGCCTAGGGTAATTGCGCCGCCAGCAGTAACTTTAACAGTTCCTTGCTGGTTAATTGACACGACGTCAGCTGTTCCTGTGGCGTCAGGGCAGTTATATAGAATACCAATTATTGGGTCTGTGTCTGCGGTAGCTGCTACCACTGAAACAACCCCACTGACTGTGCTTAGTTTTACCGCAGTATATGGTGCGTCGTAGGTTGTACCACTGCTGGTAAAGTCGTGACCGCTTGGGAAGCTAAGTCTGCTTGAACCTTCTTGAAAGTTTGCCATGTTATTACTCCATTACCTTTCTGGGTTAACCCCGGTTTACGCCTGCGGCGCTTAGTTGATCATCAGTAGCTTGCATTCGGTTAACACGTGCCCGACCTTGTTCGGCAGCTGCCTTAGCTAGGTCAGGTTCAGCAGCACGTACAGCTTCTAAAGCCTTTTCAAAACTAAGGTGTGGAACGCCTTGTTTGTCAACAGAAGCGTTAACCTTTTCAGTAGCTTTATTCATTATTTCGCTACGTGGGTCACCGGAAATGCTATCTTCTTCGGCGTCACCAGAACCTTGAACCTTAGCTAATACTGGGTTGTCCGACAATCCAGCAAGGTCAGCTTCAATTTCTGTGCGTCCCTTTTCGTCAGCAGCCAAAAGTCGGTCTGTCCAACTGTCAATTCTGTCAGCCTTAATAGCACCCCGCTTGGCGTGTGCCAAGACTTTCTCTTTCAATTGTTCGCGCTCGCTTTTTTGGAAGCCAGCCTTTAGTGAGCCCACTTCGTCAACTAAAGTTTTAAGTTCGCTTGCTTCTACCACAACTTTGCCTTCCTCGCCGGTAACTTCCGACGCCTTTATTTGTTTTGGTTTTGTGTCTTCGTCCTCGTCAGCAGCTTTAACGGGTGCTGCTAATTCGAACTTTTCGAGCTCAGCTTTGCTAAGTTCGCTTGCGTGTGCCTGCAAAAATCGTTGTTCTTTTACGTCAACTTCGTCTGCTGCTTTAACGCGTAATGCATTGATGTCCATGCTTGTCTCCTTTTTTTGACTTGCGTTTATGTAAATAACTGTTTGGGTACCACCTCCGTCAGAATTATTGTCTGTTTCGGAAGCAGTAACGGGTTGGTTGCCTGAAAACATTGGTCTATTCGTGAATGCGGCACCGACAATCACGTTTTGTGCGGCCACGCCGCTTTCTGGGTCGACCCACTCACCAAAAGCGCTTGGGTAAAAATCTGAACTTAAACACTTATATTCTTTGCCAAGGATCGCTGACTTGCCACTGTCAGAGAATTCAATCCCGGTAGCCCATAATTCGGCATTCCCTTCGTCGTCCTCTTTCACTTCCATGGCTTTAATCCATGCCCCAGCGTTTTTGTTGCTTTCGTGGCTATAGTCTACAGGTATTCCGGTTGTGCCGGCACCTGCCATTCCGACGCCATTATCAAAGTTTGCCTTCATTTCTCGAATGTCGTCAGCTGAAAGCGGTACTTCTCCATATTTTTGGGTATAAAAGTTACCGCTACGCAATAACATCATTCGCGTAGGTAGGGCTTTGGTAGTGGCGTCGGCTTCTATAGGGTGAATTGTACTTAGGCGCACGTCGTCTGCAGCCTTTGTGTTTTTTAGGGCACTTTGAAGTTTGGTTTTAATACTGGCTTTTTCACTGTCGGGAATACCCTGCGTTTGGCTTAAGCGTGCTAGTGCGTTTCGAACATGTGGTAGGTCAACTTTTCCGTTGGCGTCTTTGTAAGGTAGTTTTCGGGTTTTACCGTCAACGAAAGCAAAGCTGCTGTCCGGCAAACTGTCGACGTAGGCGCTTGTCCAAACGGCGGCAAGTACATTAGGGGTTTCTGTTTTCATGTTTGGCATGATTGTTGTTATATTCTCAAAAACATAAGGGCTTTGTCAACTACTAAGCTTCGAAGCGTCGTAAGAATATATTACTATACAGCGGTCATTTGGGTGTGTCGGTACATTTGGAACACCACTAGCAAAGTTAGCGCCAAGTGCAATCCACCCGTCATTGGTATTGTCAACACATACGTCAGTAGCCCCAAAGTTTTGCCAGCTTTTAGCTTGTGCGCCGCTTTGTTCGGCATAAGTCTGGCGCCCGTTTGCGTAGGCACGTACCGTTTCAGTCCGGGCAATCATGTCAGCACGTACTGGGTTGCTGATGACGTCACCTAAAGCGTCTGCAGCTTCTTGTTGGGTATTACCAACCTGAATGCTATTTTGAATGCTGCTAACTATTTTGTCGCGGGTAGTTTCGTCAATGCTATATGCCGGGTTCGGGTTAGGTACTAAAATGCCGTTGTCGTCGACTTTCATGCCTACCAAGTTAGCTAACTGTTCGCTAGTAAGTTTTTGAATTATGTTGTGGGTACTATCCAGTCCAAGCGGTACACCGTGTTCGGTTTCCATACTTGTGGCGCCAAGTTCTGTAGCAGTTGCTACTGTATTAAAAACTAACTTAATAAATGCCTGGTCTTGTTGGTTTACGGCGTCCTGGTTGACCACGACGTTAACGTCGTAGGCTAGAATTTCAGAACTTTTTAGACTATTTTTTTGTTCAATAACGGCCCTGGCATACGCATACCAGTCAATAAAACTTGGTGCTTCTTTGGCAATGTCACGAAAATGCACCATGGTAAGTCGCTGCAGCCGGGCGGTTGTTTTTATAAGCGACACGTGTTGTTGCGGCGCATTTTGATAGGCTGGCGCCCAATCTTCAGCTGCCAGCAGTACTGCCGTTAAGCGTTCTAGTTCTAATAGCTTGTGCATGCCAGGTTGCATTGGCATGACTATTTCTCCAGTATGGCCGCAATAAGGTTTTGGCGTGCCTTCTGCGCTTCTTCAATTGCCGCTTTGGTTCGTGGGTTCGGGTAACTGTTCGGCGTATTAGCTGGTTTATTGGCCATGTCTTTTTTCTGGTTGCTACGGGTCACAATATTGGTCTGGCGTTCTTTAAGGTGTTTGGGGTTTCTGGTGGTTTGTGGCTGCACTTTAGCCGGCATGCCGGTCTTTGGGTCAATTAAAGGCGGTACCATGCTTGGGTCGGTTGGGTTAGGGTTTTGTCCCGGGCCAAGTTGTGTTAATGGTACTGCAGCAGTTTGGGCACTACTTCGTTCATCGTAGTTTTCGTAAATGTCGTCTGGTAGGTCTGGCAAGTCTGCCCAGTCACGTACAACGTTTTCAAGGTCGGGGTCAGGTGTTAGCAAGTCAACAGCTGCTAGTAAGTTCATAAACGTACCCTTTTCAGCTAGGTTCTGGTCACCAATGTTACTAAAGCTAACTTTAGGGTAACCGTTAGGCATGTCACTAAAGTTCAGGTCACACAACTGCTGTACAAGGTCTTCGTTGAGCACACCGACAACTTCTTTGGCAACGGCTTCTAGGGCTTTTTCAAATAGCTGTGACTGGTCTGCAGACAATGCGTGCGAACCACTTGTGCCACCACTACGACTGCCGGCCAGGTCAAGGAATTGTGCCAGTACTGACTTGTCAATTTCGTGCTGCAGGTATTCAAGTATAGGTATAAGGTCTTTTTCAATGTTGGTTTCGATCTTCATCCAGTCCAACTTACCGGTGCCCATAATGTACTTAATGTAGCCTTGCTGGTTGGCACGGAAATTCTTAAGCACGTTTTCCATTTTCTGTTCGTCGTTCTTAGACATTTTCGGTGACTGTTCAAAGACCGGTACACCAAGCGAACGTTCGGCCGCAACGGCCATAATGTTTTCAATGCGGTGTTTAATGTCCCAGTCTTTGTAGCAATAACGAAGTACGCTGACACCTTGGTAGTTGTCGCCTTCGCGGTCGTTCACAAAAACTAGCAGCTTTTCTTCTGGTATGCTTACGGTTTCGCCAATTAACTGTTGGCTAACGCCTGGGTTATGGTCTTCAGTTTCCCAACGTAGAATTGACCACTGCTTACGCCAACCAAGTTCGTTAAGTCCAATGCGGTCTTGCTTTTCGAAGGTAGTCATTTCATAAGTCTTTTCAAAAACAGCAAAGCCAAAGTCTAGTTTTCCAAGTGCGTCACGCAGGAAGTTGTACCAGTTAACGTTTTTGTTAAATAGTTCGTTCTCAACAAACCGCTGCACATACTGGTCAAATTCTTCGTCACTAGCTGCTTCTACTGACCATGTGGCTGCAAGTAATGGGTGTTTGCAAACTTTTAGCAGTGCCTGAATTGAAGCGTCAGACTTGCGCATTTTGTCGAATATGTCAATTCCGCGGCGCCATAACAGCTTTTGGTTGTATTCTTCATGGGTAATAAAGCCGCCACTAATCCACGTGCCTGGCGCACCTAATTGGGTTCCGAGACTGCTTCCAAGTATTAGGTTGTCTTTGTTATTTGCCATTTAGCTTAAGTTTATCACGTTAATACTCCGTGTCTATCCTGGCATAATTGTCGTCTTCGCCAACGTCAGTACGGCTTTCCGGCTCCCAGTCGGCGTCGTCTTCTTCTGTAGTAGCCGGGTCGGGCATTATGGTGTCAGGCGTAACTTCAATGTTGTAGTCGCCCACTTCAGCAAGTACTAACGTCAGCATAGCGCTGTCGGCATGGTCTGGGCTTTTGCCATGTAGACGTTTCTTCATTTCCTTTTTTTCTTCAATGTATATTTTACCGCCAACAAATTTGTATTCAATGCTTGACAGTTCAGCCATTAAGTCTTCTGGCTCGTTACCGTCTTCGTCCGGCATTATGTATACTTCGCCAGCCTCAAACCAGCTGCGCAGCGTCCAATACATTT